TCTTGGGCTGCATCAAGATAGACCTTCATCATTGACTCATCTATTGTAGGCTTAGTCACTTCTAATGGCGGGTGTTGCTTTCGTAGTCTATCCCAGTCTGCTGGTGTTGCGTCATTAATGCTCATCGTCTAATTCCTCTTCTCCTCTATATGTTTTCACAACATTCACTTTCACAATCATCGCAGCAATTACAAAGCGTTAAAGAATCACATTCAACAGCTTCATTATAAGGGCAAATGTGTAACGGTTCTGCATCATTTGTACAATTTTCACATTGGTCACTCATTGCTTTTCTCCTGATTCGATTAAAAACCCCCGTCCGAAGACAGGGGCTGTGTGGATCACTTACGCTGTTTGACAGGTTTTACAAGACTGCGCCAGCTCTCTAGGAACCGACCGCCTTGTTCTACACCCGTGAGTAGTAGCTCACGAAAACCCTCGGGACCAATAATGCCTCGAACGGATTCAGATTGGACCACGAATGTCTCTCGTGGATTGTTGATTTTAGAAAACTTAAGCTTATATGTAAATAATTGATTCATAGTATTACTCTTTTATAGTTAATTAAATTTCGCAAACACCGGCGGTGCAGGATAGCTGTTGATCAGCAGTTGTATTGTCTTCTTTCTCATAGTTAACTAACTTAGAGAAATCAGGGTTGACTGGCTTAGGTAAGTCAGTTGAAGCCTCATAGGGGGTCATCTTGTAAGTACCCGAGTCATACGGTAAGAAGCTTAAGCCACCTACAATCTCAAAGTTTTCAAAGACCCAATCACCTACACCCCTCCACTCATCTTCATGGATGCTAACTGTAACACTCGGATTGTGGTCAGTGTAAAACATCTTGTAAGCTTTCCAAATCTCTAGAAATTCGATTGCAGACAAATCATCACGAGTAAGAGAATCTGGACGTTTAATTCCGAATTCAAACACGTGAGCATTGGGGTTGTAAAAGTCTGTAGCACCTTGCACTCCTTCATCAATCAACAGCTGGGTTAGTGGGTCTTTCTTATCATTACGGACCCTACGGATATACGACTTTGAGTGAGCAGGGTGAATACCACTTGACACACCACATAGTTGACTAACTGTACCAGAAGGCTTAACAGTAGTAACTGCGGCTGAAGGGTTAACACCAAGAACTTTAGCATACTGAACGTTAGTAGAGTTAGCAAGGTTACGCAATTCAGTTAAGCGACCTTCAAGACCTTTACTTTTACCGTTAGTAAGTTTGTTATCCATAATACCTGTCATAGACACACCAAGCAATCTCTCTTCTTTAGTGTTGTCTACCCACTTCTGTCTTAAACCATTTAGTTTGTCGAATGTAGATTGGATAGTACCGATGGTAGCGGCAATCTTAATCTTCTCTTTGAGTGTAACCATAGTATCTTCTGGACGGATAATTACTTCACTTAGGTTGCAAAACTGCCCGTCTCGAAGAAGGATTTCTCCACAGGGGTTCGTTCCCATCACGGATGGATCCCGTCCTATCTCCAGGCACTTTTTCTTTGCGCTGTCCAGATTGAAAATACCACGTTCCCCGCTGCCTGACGCTTTTATTGCTTCCCATTCTTTTGCCCACTCCGCTTCAGTTGGTTTACCATAATATACTGCACTGTTATTAGCTAGTGCGAACTCACCGTTTTCAATCCACCACTCTCCTGCTTTAGCTTTAGCCATTTCATCATCAGAAAGGTCTGACAGGCTAATCAAAGCAGAACGTCTAACACCACCTACTACTACAACTTCAGCAATCTTACATACGATAGAATGAGCTTCTACTGTAGTAATCTGCCGACCTCTTGCTCCACCAATGATCTTAACAAGATGCTGGTGCAACTCCATCAGAGGCTTAGGTCCACTAGCGCGACCACCAAAGGTCTTCAAGCGGGCACCTTCAGGTCGAATAGCGCTGTAATCAAAATATACTTCATAGCCTAGACTAATAAGATCACAAGCAACACCTACACTATCTCTCCAGCCTTCTTTACTATCAGCTATTTTGTAGTGAATCTTCTTACCGTTAAATTGTAATACTTTAGGAAGTTTGCTGATAGACTCATCTTTAACAGAGAAGCCCAAGCCTGTACCATGCATGAGAACATACAGTGCCTCGGGGAAGGCATCATAGCTGTCAATGTCCAAGAATGAACAGTTGTAAGCAGCAATGTGATTGTTGTCTAATGCAGGACCAGCCGCCATCATCACTCGCATGGATGGCACAACGTCTCGGTTTAAGATAGCGTTCTCAATCTTTTCCCAAGGCACTTCTTCATTGTAATTTACTTGTTTCTTAAAAGCGTTTATAACTCGTGTTACTGTTTCAGGCCAGATCTCTCTGCGGCCTTCTTCTTCGCGCCAACGAGAGTATCTACTTAAGTAGATAAAATTTTCGTAAGCTGTAAATGGGCGGTATGTCATTGTTAATCCTTGGAGTATTGTCTAATAGTAACGCCAGCTTCTTGAAGCACAGCGATACCTTCGTGGGGTGATAGCCGGAATAAGTCTCTGTAAACTACAGTAGAAATTCCTGACTGAATAATTGAAAGAGCACAATGCACACAAGGAGACAACGTAGTGTATAGAATTGCTCCTTCAGAGGAGGAGTGTGAACGCGCTATCTTTGCGAGTGCATTGATCTCAGCGTGTATCACGGTGGGGAGGGTTCGACCCTCTTGGTTCTTACATTCGTTATCGAAACCAGCGGGGGTTCCGTTATAACCATAACCAAGTATGCGGTCTCCTTTAGAGATTACGCATCCGACTTTAGTAGAGCTATCATACGACTGTTGTGCTACGCGAGCAGCAATGTCCATCATGAAGGCTTCTTGTTTGTGGAAGTTACTCATAGGGATTTGCCTATATTGGTTAAAGAACCCCTACTCGGAAGTAGGGGCATGTGGTTTCTTCTTTAGAAGGTGTCACTTTAAAACTGGAATGATTTACTCATTTCAGCCTTTAACACCTCTGGCATTGTACGTCTTTTGAGCTCAATCTCAGCTTTAACCATCTCACGAATGCGCTTGATGGTAGGCTTCTTGGGTTCGAATAGAGCAGCTTGTTGCACTACCTTTAAATCACCCGGAGTCATAAAGTCATAAAGACCAAGTTTGCTTTTCTTGAATTGTGGAAAGTACATTTGGAAACACTTCTCAGTCTGCTCTTCATTCATAAACTTAAACTCAGTTTTCAAGAATAGTCTACGAAGTATAGCAGGGTCTAAGCCTTCCATGAAGTTAGAAGTACAGAAGAAGATGCCATTGAAGTCATCAAGCTCAGTAAGCAACTGATTTGTAAAGGTTTTCTGATGCTGACGATCAGCACTATGGCGGCTTCCTGCCATAGAGTCAATCTCATCAATCAACAAGATAGCCCTTTCTTCTTTAGCTTCTTCAAAGGCTTTGTGTAGATTCTTCTCGCCTTCACCTACGTACTTAGACTGCAGTTCACCATAGGTCTTCTTGATTACTTTCATACCTAGCTCTCTACCAATGTGGTTAGCTAGCGCACTCTTACCTGTACCGGGAACACCATAGAACAATCCAGTGATAGTCTTTGGACGGTCTGCAATAGGTTTGTCCATTATTGACTTCATTCTCTCTACCAAGCTCTCAGCAGAAGGTTCAATGTTAACAATAGAAACATCATAAGGCTCTGAGACTAAATCAGCTTGAACCTCATCAGGGACTAGTGAGACGACAATGCCTTTACCAAAGACCATTTCAGTTACAGGTTCAACTTCTTGTGTAAACTTTAAGTCTCGGTTTGCACGTTCTCTTGTGGCTATAATCTTTTTAGCCATGTAGATTATTTCTTCTTTGTTAAACTCAACAGGATTTACTCTTAAAACAATACCGGGAATGTCTTCCCCTTCAAGAGTTACTTTAACATCTTCACCTAAAGCCCATTGCTTCTCTGTAGCTGCAGCTGAACCACCTCCACCTGCAAGACTATTGATAAATGAATCGAAAGCAAAGAAGCTCATTTCATCTCCAGTATCAAAAGTATCACTTGGTCTATCAGCGCTAACTAAGTAATCATAGAAATAGCTTAACTCTACACCGAACCACTGGATAATAGCATCACTACGCATGTAGTAATCATAAGCACCTGAATTTAAGAGAGCTTCACCTACGCCCGCAGGGTCGTAAGTGCCATAAGTGCGAGCTATGTGAGTCACACTGCCAGTAGGCTTTCTCAGTATGCCCGGTCGGAACACTAATAAGTTTTGAATGTAAGGTCCATTTAAGAAATCATTTACTATTTTCGATGCTTCTTTTAAAGACATATTTGGTCCCTCTTTTATGAGTTTAGCAGCCTCTTCTCGTTCAATTAAGCGCTCAGAGTAATCAAGCAAAAACGCGTGAAACTGCTGCAGTTCTCTTTGTATACCTGTTTCTTTCCAGCTACCAAAGCCTTTAAGTGAATCACACAGGTCTAAACATTTTTCAGCGTCAAACAGATCTGGTTCATTTTCAAGTAAGTTAACATCCCAAGGGCTTACACATTGATTAGAATCATCGTGTATTTGAATTAACTTCTTGTAAATTTTATTAGTCCGATTAGACTCTAAGTTAGTGTATCTAGCAATAATGATCATTGAAGTTACTAGGGCTTTAAAGCTAACTATGTTGTACTCTGGCATATTATTTCCTTAGAGTTCTGGTTCTTTATTAAAAGTGCTTCCATCTACATAACCAAGACGACCTGTCTCTGCTTCATAGTAAGCTCCACCTGCATTACCTGTCTTACCTGTGTATCTTGACTTTAGAACACGAATCTTAATAGTGTTCTTTTCTCTTTCATCGTTACTTACCATGTTACGAGCAAATGCGATAATCTGAAATGAGACTTGCTTGATAGAGCCTGAGCCTTTAATATCATCCATAGATGGTAGCTTGCCCTCTTCAAATGCAGTTCCATTTCCGCTTGTCTTTCTTAAGTGAGAGATAACACCTAGCCACACATTGTGTTTCTTACAAATCTTTAAAAGGTCACTCATTACCTTATCTACTGCACTATTGACATCGCCTTCTACTTCAGAGGTGGCAATTGTCAAGTGATCGAGAATCAGATACTTACAACCCATAAGACACATGGTTTCAATCTTGTCCATTAAGGAACCATCAGATACAGAACCCTGATGATCCAGAAGAACAATACTCCGATCACTAAACACAGCATCAAAAGCTTCTCTTTTGTCTTCTTGGGATACATCTTCTTTTTCCGTTAAGTTAACTTTCATTTGCATACCGATAAATTTCTCTACAGTATCACCCGGGCCTTCTTCTAATGAGATCATGCCTATCTTGTCTTCTGTGGTTTCTTTAAGATGCAAGACAATCTCTTTGATCATCGTACTCTTACCGGAGCCTGTACCAGAGGTAAACAAGTCTAATTCACCGAATCGCATACCTTTAGTTAGAGCATTAACACCTTCCATACAAGGAGGGTAAGGGATAGACTCTGTTGCTTCACGCTCTAAGAACTTATCCCACAGAGTATCACCTTGGAGAATACCAGAGGGTGACCACGGTTGAGCATCCCAGACTGCTTTAAGGATATCCATATAACCATGTTTGATTAGCTCATCGTTAGCGTCTTTCTCTTTTAACTTAGCTATCTTTACTTTATCAATACCGACTATAGAACAGGCTTTGTCTAGTGCTTTCTTACCGGCTTCATCGTTGTCAAGCATCAATACTACTTCATCAAACTGTCTTACCCAGTCTCTCTGTTCAAGCAGAGCTTTAGTACCACTCGCAGAAGGCAGAGATACCACAGGGTAGACTTGACCGTACTTCTTCATGGAGGCAGTAGCTACAGCCATAGCATCTAGTTCGCCTTCAGTGATAATTAATCGCTTACCACCATTGAACTTGGATTGACCGAAGAGACCCTCAATACCTTCAACTACACGAAAGTCTTTAGGTAATGTTCTGACTTTATAGCCTATAGTCTTATCAACACCATAAGGGTAATAGTGAGAATCAACATTGCCATTAACATCTACACCTGCCTTTACTCCAAAGAATTCACATATGTCTTTAGGGATCTGTCGCTCTTTGAAGCCTCTTGTAGAATAAGTGTCTATCTCAGCGAGAGACACCTTTGAGTAGTTAGAGCCGCTAGGTGCGACAGCTGTGAATCCCTCAGGGGTTTCATTAGGGTTCTTGTGGATAGCATCACAGGCCATGCATTTCGCGGGGCCTGACTCATAGACAGCTACTGCATCACTTGAACCGCAAGCAACGCATTCACTATGGCCTAAGAAGTTAGACTTTTCTTGTTGCTTCTTCATTTATTATCCTCTATTTATTTAAAAGTTTATAGGCTTTAGCTAGGCAAGTCTCCATCTCCTTATGCTCAGTTTTAGACTCTTTAGGGACAAATCGAATAGCGGCTATCTGGTTGTTATACCACATACGCTCTCCTTCTGTGTCCCTCTCTGTCATTGTCTGTAAAACCATTTGTAGATAGGCCTCAGTATAGGATAACCACGCTCTTGTCTCAAACACACCAAGAATGTGGTACTCGAACGTATCGCCACCTTTGATAGCAGCTTTTACATGCGAGCTGGATGACTTGTACAAGCGCCACAGAGCAACACCTGTCTTCGTCATAGAGTTCCTTTTAAACGCCCACAGTTGCCTCTTGCCTATATAAGCCATTCCAGTCTTCTTGTTTACCATCAAGTATATAAACCCGAATGAATCCGCAAGCTTCCTGTCTTTGCCTGTATAGTTCCAATGACCGAGCTCTTCCTTGAGCTTAGTATCTTTAGGTACATACTTAGCTTTCTTCTTCAATGTTGGTCGGGCCATCATCATCCTCCAACTTAAAGTGTCCATCACGGGTAGGTAAAATATGGATGAGCGTGCCTGTATGCATTATCTCTTCCTTCCACTTATCCCCTACTTTTTCATAATAGGCATTAATGACCGCTTGTTTCCTTTCACCAATAGCATGACCTTCTAAGATCTTTAAAGCTTTCTTAGGGCCAATGCCTCTGAGACCACGGATGTTATCTACACCGTCACCAGTGAGTATCTGTGTCCAGTAGTGAATGTCAGCCTCATCTTCAGTCATATACACAAACTTGTTCTTATGAATTAAATAATGAGTACCTTCAATGCACAACAAGTCTTTATCGATTGAAGCTACAGCGAAAGGTATGCCAGCATCACGAGCTTCTTTGGCCCATATATGGACTAAGTCGTCTGCTTCCATACCATCTGAAGGTTCTGCTAATCCTTCCTCAATTAGATAATTACGCATGTCCATGAAGTAAGGATTGTTTGCTTTAGACTTATGGCGATTAGGGGTATTCTTATAGTCAGGAAAGAAATCAACTCGAAAGTTATTAGAACCTTGAATAGCTATTTTAACCTCAGTAGCAAAACATCGCTCTCTAATCTCTTCAATCATTTCTTCAAACCTGTCTACAGCGTCCTCAAAGCAGTTCTTGTTCCAAGCAGAACGAAAAGCTACTACATCACCGTCAACAATTAACAGCATTACGAGAAGATCTTACTGAAGAAGCTCTTGACTCGTGCTACAACACCATCAAATGGGTCTGGTGCTAATGCTTTTGCAAGTGCTTCATCTTTTACTACAGTAGACTTATCAATAGCTTGTTCACGGTCTTTAACTTGAACTTCAGTTTCGACAACGTTGCTAGCAACAAGTGTGGCCAAGTCTCGTTTATTCATGTTCTTGATACCTTTCTCTTGGTACTTAGAAGCCATACGAATCAGTGCGGCACGGTTGTTGTTCTTGATCAGGGATGCAATTTTAGTTTCAACGGTCATAATTATTTTCCTTTCGAGTATTTAGTTTAGTTACATTATTTGTGGCGATGTCAGAAAGCTGGATATTGTAGAGAGAAGCAATAGTTGCTACGTACCATAATACATCTCCTAGCTCGCTTGCTACGTCTTCTTGCTTAGGGTTCTTACGATCACTTCTTAACTCTTTCATACGCTCAGAACACAGCTCTCCTACTTCGGCAGATAAGCCAATAAATAGAGTGTCGAGACTTGGGTGTTTTGTAGCGAAAGAAATTGCTTCAGCTTGGTATACATCTAGATTACTAATCTTCATAGATTACCTTTTGAGTATCCCACTCCTCTACGTGTATAGAGCGCTCATCAAGGTACTGAGGAGTTCCCAGTCCTGTTAGCTTTAACTCATAGGAGTTCTTAGTGCGAGTTCTTATTAGCAGATTACCATTATCGTAATCCATTGATATTACTCCTTGCCGGAGAATATAATCGGGCACTTTGGCTGAATACGAGGCTGCAACTCTGTAACTTCTGTCTACATAAACACTAGTGAACTCGCCGGTCATTTCTGCCATCATGTCTTCTACTACGATTTCATCATCTGTTAATTTCATTATGTTTCCTATTTAGTTACATATTTGTAAGCACCGACTGTTGCACCTGCTGTTGCGCAGAGTCCAACGGAAAGTACCGGTAAGGCTGCACCAATGAATGCACCTGCTGCACCTGCATAAACAATGTGTTTAACGACAGGCTTCTCCATACTAGTGGTTACAAAGTCCTTGCTGGAGTTTATAAACTTTTGAGTATCTTCAGAGTTGTAAAAGTTTTTAGCAGATTCAGTTGCTTTGGTGTAGTGTTTTTTAAACATATTATAGACCTATTATTTTATAAAGAAGAGCCGTCTGCTATTGTAAGCTAGGCTGAGACCTTCCCCGAGCGGGGCACAGGCGGTGGTGGAGCGGTTTAAACATTGACCTTCAAAGTGTTCCCTGTTACCATCTTTCTTAGTACCGCCTAGCTCTTTATCGATTGCTTCGAATTCAGCGCGTAGACACCCACCGAGAGTTCGGTGTTCAGATATGGCTTCTAGTGAAATCCATTCGGCATCCTCGTAACGTTTAGAAGCTCTATGAGCCTTAGTACGTCCAAGGATGTCAGTTGTGGATCCTATGTAAAATTTAAAACCGATGTGACCTTTATGCTTTGAAGTAATTTTATATACGTAATGCATAAGTATCCTTAATTTGGTTTATTCTAAATTCTTAAAGTAAGGATGTGTTCCTTTGAAAATTTTGTAGCATTCAGAATAAAAATTAATTATTTCTTTCCGTTCTTCCCATAAGATTACTATTGGAATATAGATAGGAGATATTAAAAATAGTCCGATTGCTTTAACAATAAATAAATATTTTTTCTTCTTCACGATGCTTTTCCTTTACTCTCTGTATTTAAGGTACCGTTAAATTGTTCGTCACGATACTTAACCTCATCTTGCATTACTTTGTACAAAGCTGGGCGCATGTTCCATTGCTGTGTGTCTAAGATAGCCCTAAGGTGATATGGGTTTAAGCCAGCAATTGTGACATATCTCAAAGGCTCGTCACCATCCTTGCCATAAGTTCCCCACTTGACCACCTCTCTTATCAATCCATGACTATCGTCTGAGGTGACAGTTAGCATTTCCTCATCACCGTTAGCGGAGCATCTAACGTAGTCGAACCCACCATCTAGCATATACTCTTTGCCGTTAGCGTCTGTATGCGTAACATAGTCGTGACGATTTTTTGATTCCAGTATTGTCCCGTCAGGTGTCCGCATTCTACTGCTTAATATTTTTGGCCTTTCTTTTAGGGTGCCGACACTGATGTCGGTAGCATCGTAGTTATCATCAATTAATCTATTCATCACTTAATACCCTGCTTGTTAGTTTCATTACGCTCTCCTTAATGAGTTTCATACCAATTATCACCTGACATTGCTTCGCCATCCATACAAGTAACACCAAACAACTTAGGTGCTTCTCTGAATGATTCAGCGGCTATTTCCATAGCTCGTTCCACTTGATCCTCTCGTACTGAGAGCTGGAACTCATCGTGATAAAGAACCATCGGGCGTACATCAATGCCCTCTGCTCTCATCTTGTGCATAGCATATACATAGGCACCTTTACAAGTCACAGCTTCCATGCTTTGAAGCAGGTAGTTGAGAGCCTTGTGTCCGGAGTCTAGATATATACGTCTACCGTCAATTGCTGGGATGCTTGCCCGTTCCTTACGGTGCTCGCACATCTTGACGATTTCCATAAGGCGATCCGTGAGACGTTTGAAGCCGGGAATTGCTGCTGCAAACTTGGCACGGGATTCTCCGCCAGCTTTCTTGTTTCTAACTCCTGTAAGGATGAGACCCAATTTTTCGAGTCCTGCTCCAAACAGGAAGGCATAGCAAATGTTCAAAGTGGTTCGTTAAGCCACTCCCGTTCTCTTATGAACTGCTATATGTCACCATATAGTTCGGACTATATCATCACCTTTCGGTGTTATGCGCTTCCACTCACTTGAGTGTACTCCTTTCGGATAGTCTCTGCACCTTCCAAGTATGTTGCTGCTACCTTCAGCAACTCAGGGTTGTCTTGAAACAGACCTAAACCCCTATTACAATTGTGACACAATTTACCACGTACAAAGTCAGTGCCGTGTTTATGGTCTAAACACAGCTTTTGGGAGTGAGGACCACCTTGCATAGTAAAGCCCTCTAAACCACATATCTGACACTTATCTATTTCTTTAAATTTTAGATAAGCTTTCTTCGTATAGTATCCTGCTCTCTTTCTACCTATCATACTCTGAGCGTTACGACATTCTATGCCGCAATAATCTTCTCGCACAGTAGTAGGTTTAAAAAGTGTATCACAAAGTTTACAGGGTTTTAATCGGTCTTTTCCAGAACAACCATCACATACAGACTGATTATGAACAAAAGGAGCAAAAGCTAAATTGCATTCTTTACATTCTTTTTCTTTGTAAGACATAATAAAACTCCTAACTTGGCTTGGCTCAGGATTGTCTCTTACGAGATGTTCCCTGAGTTCACATAATTTAACGTGGACCTATTACCAATCCACGGTTTAGCAGTGTTACGTTTACAGCCAAGGATGTCGGCGTTCTTCTGATGTACATCTCCATTGATTACCTCATTTGTAAAGTCTTGATCTTTAATGTAATGACACAAAGCTCTAAACTGGTTACCAGAACTATCGGCACCTACTACCTTGTATCCCCTTTCACAACCGAACAGAGAGCGCATTTGTTTACCCCAAGCAGCATCACTACCGGGAACATTAACGACAATCTTGTGACGAGAGCGACCAGTCGGGGTTCCAATAACAAACATATCGCCCCGCAGTCTTCCATCATCATCTACGTTTTTAATCCAACCATTTAAGATACCGAGGCGGCTCTTGGTTGTAGTATAAGTATCGATTAGCTTGCCATCTCTACCTAACAAAGCCAGTGACTCAGAACAGAGCTTAGGTGACTTCTTTTTGAACTCCTTACCAACTTTCTCCCAGTTCCAATCTAAAGGATCCCATCCAATAGAATAAAGGTGGAGCTTAATGGCATCCATTGATGTGATATCGGGGTATATAAACTCAACACGATTATATTCACCTTCTACCATTCGGGCGCTTGTCTGGCCGTTCTCTGAAGTTATCTTGAACCAAGAAGATGTTCTGGCCATATAGCCACCATTTATCTTGAACTCAGGGAACTTCGTCTTTCGATCTAAACACTTAGCCTTCATCTTCATCTTAGGGTTCATTTCATTTTCAATATCTTCAATCTCGCACTCCATTTCGAACTGAAGTTTGCGAGCAGCATCAATATTGAACACCCAGCCGCCTGCTTGAGCTTCCGCTGTAAGCTTTGCAACTTCGTGCTCATTACGCATAGATGTGAAAAACATCTTTTTCTTGTCGGGTTCCATGTCCTTCGTGTAGAAGGTCATTTCCCTTGCTAATAGGCGATACACCTTTTCATTGATGCCAACATCTTCTCGACATCGATGTAACATATCGTCACTATAATTTAGCCAATCTTCATGTTCTGGCTTCTTCTGCCCTAGGTACTCGCCCCATAAAGCAAGCGCGTGACGTCCATTACCGAAGCGGTCATAGTCAAGCACTTGTGACATAATCATTGTATCTCGAAGAATAGTCTTAGGGTTGGGAGTCCAACCAAGCAGCTTCTTCATCAGAGGCAAATCATATGAAAGTATATTATGACCAATTAATTCTTTGGCCGCGTATAGATGATCCCACGCTTTCGCTAGTGGTTCCGCTGTGTCCGAGTGGTCACAGAAGATGTACTCTTTACCTGTTTCAAGGTCTCTCGTAACTACCATCCATATGTTATCTGCTGCAAGCTTCTTTCCTTGTGTAGAAAGCAAACCATTAGCTTCTATATCCCAGATTAATTTCATTTATGTCTCCTATATTATATGCAAAATAATTAACTCACCTTGTATATTTGTTTCATACAAGTTCTCTTCCTCCTTACCTATTTTAATTACATGATGACCCACAACCCAATCGAGGTACTTAGGCACTATCTCTTCATTTAGTTTCATATGAAAGATAGTCTCTGAACGAGTTATGTTATAGGTAATATCAGTAGCTCTTGTTTGGTTTTGAAACAAAGAAACAACTGTATCGGCAATCACTTTACTTCTATTCATTTAAATGCACCTTGGTGTACTAGTTCTTCATAAGTCTTCCACAGCTTCTTGAACTTCAGTTCTCCGATAGAAGACAAACCTAACAAAGCATTTGCAGTCTTATCGCAGTCTGTTAATTCAGCGTGGAACACCAGATCTATATCATTAATAATAGACCAACAATCCATTATTTGTGTTTCTAGATCAAACCTATCAGTCGTTGTTTTCAACATGAATCTCTCCTGTTTGAACAAACTTAACCAGACAATTAGTGTACCACCGAGCTTTACGAATGTCTTGCTCATAGTCATCTTTCTTGCCTGCTCGCATTAAATACTTGTATACTTGACCAAATAAGTGAGCTTCAACGCCTGACTTGCCATTTAACATATGTTGCATCATTTGCATATATTGCATACCAGGGACTACATCATTATAGTGCTTACCCGATACATAATGATCCACATCTTTTTCTGGATTGTTATCAAATTCAGCTTCTACATTAAAATCTTCCATTAAAGGGTCACTACCATCAGAACCATAAGGGCACTCAGGTGTCAAGGATTTTGCATACATCCATGTCATATCTTTATCTGCTTCCATTAAAGGGTCACTACCATCAGAGCCATAAGGGCACTCAGGTGTCAAGGATTTTGCATACATCCATGTCATATCTTTATCACCCATGCTCACTCCTCTAGCCCAGTCATCAAACTCTTTTTGAACAACAGGGTCTTCGAAGGTCTCTGACCATTTAACTGAACCTTTAAGTTCACGGAGGCCCTTTGCTGCTTTATCCATACCTACAGGTTTACTGTGCGCTTTAGTTGCAGCATCCCACTCAGCAGGTGTTGCATCATTTAGCTGACGAGCTGCTTTACCGAACACACTATCTTTTACACTTATTTTCATATCAGTATCCTTTTGATTGTCTATAAAATCTTGTAGTTCATAACGGTGATAAGGGTTTCTTTTATGCGCTTCATAGAAGTCAGCAATGTCTGTCATTATACATCTCCATTATCGAATATACATTGGTCTTCATAAGGTGCTACATACCTGCGATAGAACTCTAGGTTTGCTCCATTGAGTGCGCCTAGGATATCATTGCAGTTTTGATAACGCATCTCTGAGTTAGCAAACATTTCCTTAATTAACACGGCGATTAAGTACTGCAACTCGCCTGCTGTCTCAGGGGGTGAAGCTTCAATTTCCTTTACTAAATATTTAAAGCTAGTACGATCTTCGGATTTAATATATGGCATTTTATTATTCCTTAAGTATAGTAGGATGCGACGGCGTCAAGTGCGTCATCGATGTCATAGAATTTCTCAGTGTAAATTGAATCGAGAAACGGGTGTGGCTTGTCATCTTTATCTGCAATCATTATGATAATTTTGTTCTTCATATGGGCATACATAAGTTCCATACTTGTTCCAGTGCCTCTGCCTGAAGAACGTCTTACATCCGCTAATACAACTGTGGATTGAGCGATATCTTGTAAGTCTTGTTTAAAAATACGCTTAGAGATGTTCATAGACTTAACTTCATCTTCTAAGAACTCACCTACTTGCTCGTGGAAAGCTACACGACGAGTAGGGTCAAGGGTTTCAATCATCCTATAAGAAAGAAAGGTAGTAGACTTTTCTCTCCACCCTTTCATTTCTTTAATTGATACATCTTCCATTGAACCTGCTAAATATACATAATTTGTTTTCATAGTATTCATATTAATCCTCAATTATTAAAATAAGCGGCTAAAGCCAATATTGCCATAAATGAATTTAAAGCTATTAAAGGTTTATCACTTTGAGCTACGCCTACATAGATCCAGAATAAAGAACCTACAGAACCTAACAAGAAGTTGTAAGGCATATAACCAAAAGCAGCAACTACTGCACTGAATATGATTAGGGATGTTGCAATCCATTTAATAGTTTCCACTTAACAATCTTCTTCTGGTAGTAATAAGTCTTCACGACCGACTGATATACATACACTAGCATATTCCTCTACGTGATCAGGGTCGATCTCCCAAGCATACAAGTTAAAAGCGATTCCGTTATCTACATAAAACTGGAATCTTTCGCTACCTTCATAATTTTCTAATTCGCTAATCATTCATCAATCTCCACTGGTTCGCCCCATCCAAATACAACTAAACTTACAAGTTCATCATCATCAGTCGGGTTTAAACCGTCCTGAGTTACTAACCTCCAATCAGCAATAATTTCATCTTCTTCAAGAATATCAAGAAGAGCCATTTGTGCCATAGCTGAGCTTACAGGAATCTCGCTGACAGTTGTAGATTCATAGGTGTTAAAAAGTTCTGTAATGGTTTTCTCTTTTTCGCGACTCATTAGTGTTTCCTTGTGTTTTGATTAAAAACCCCTACAGAAGTTAATCTGCAGGGGCTGAAAGGTTCTTACCATTGATCGTCATCAGAGTCAGTGTCGACAGGCACAACAACTTGAGTTGCTCCTTCGTCTTCAAAGCTCAATCCAGCTTTAGACTTGTATTCTACAAGGCGTGTTACTTGAATGCCTTTAATACTTGAGCCAGTACCGGTCTTACCATTCATTGTGTATTCATATTGATCGATCTGAACATTACCAATAGAACCATTACCAATTATAGTACCGTCTAGGGGCATTAATTGACCATCTACAATAGTAGGTGGCTTACGAGGTGTACCGTCTCTCATCGCTGCTTTAGCTTTAAGATTTACTTGATAGTACAGACCATCATCATCTTCTTTCGGGGTTACGTTTAATTCACTCTCTTTCCAAGTCTTTGCTTCGTCTTTTGAACGAGTTCGGATTTGAACTTCCCAATGTGGCTGAGGAGCGTTGAAAGGGTTTACTGGAGAGGCTGGATCAAGTTTAGCCCAGAAGAGTTCTGCATTACGGATTACGATTGACATAGGGTATTTCCTTTAAGTGTTTGAGGTTTGATAATGAGATATTCATTACCTAGTTTTATGTAAGTGTTTTAGTCTTAAATATACATAACGATAATGTCCCTTATGGGCATTAATGTTAGCATTGGGTTTCTTCTTTAGAAGGTGTCACTTTTAACAAAATGCGAAATCAGACTCCATTATCGCATTCAAGTCTAAGTTGCCTTTTGGTGGTAAAAGCTCTAAAGCGTTTACTTGGGTTAGTACATCTTCAAGTGGTTCACTGGTGTAAAAGTCTACAAAGGTCTCTCTAACTACTCTAAACATATCACTCATGTCTCCTATATGACAACCGAAGCTGTCGTGAATTACTGTAACAGGAAAGTCACAAGCTACTATGGTAGATGTTAAATGAGCCGCATCGAATGAATGAACTAAGTTTGGTGCAGCACCTGTCTTCTGTGCTCTCTTCTCTAGCTTTCTTCTTTCATACGGACGTATAGTAAGTCGCAGGGTATTAGGTGGGTTATAAAGCGCTTTCGCTTCACCTTTGCCTTTGTACTTAGGTCTACTGCTACCTTCTTTGCAAAACCTAACTTCTAGCTGTATCTCTTTAGTGGCTTCATAGGCTTGGACCACTGGGAATCCAGTTACAGGAACAGTCCACTTCAAGAACTCACCTTGATCATTAGCTCTTTCAGCTAGTGTTCTGAACAAGTCAAGCATGGCCGCTGGTCCCTTCATATTAGAAAGTGTGGTGTCCATCAACAAGTCGCCGAAGGGGTTAACCCATCCTTTCTCTTTGAACTTAAGCTCTTCAGACAGGGTTCGAGTATCATCAAATACTTGCTCTCTTACACCCATCTTAGTAACACCGTAGCCAAGAGTCATCACAGGTCGCTTCACAGTCTTTCGCTGAAGCTTCTTGTCAGTGGCTAGTCTCATCCAGAATGGGACAAACATGCCCTTAGTTTGCTCACGATTATCCTTACGCCACTGATCAAGCTCAGCAAATACAGCGTTCTTGTCTTCCTTGGTTACAGTCTTTTCCATCTTAAGTTTAATAGCTGTTACTTCTTTAATAAAGCGGTCAGCATTAGCTTTTAACTCAGGTGAGATCTCTTCGTACAACTCTGCTAGCGCTTGCCAAGTCTTCTCCGCGACGAACATATAGACGTCTCCGGGAATCTCAGTAGGCACAAGGTTAACAAGGTGAGCAACAGTATCATCAAGACTCAAAGCTGTCAGATGTTGTACACCGTTATTAGAACCGTCAATAAACAAAGGTAAAGCACTCTCGTACTCTTCTATGTTGCCTCCATACTCTAACCTTGTCTGTATGTTAGCCCACTCGAAACAACAAGCCAAGAATGACCACGACTTATCTGCTTTAGTCCACCCGTTATTAGTGTAGGGGTCTTCAGCGTAAGCACATATGTCATCCATGTTATCTTGAACCCATTGAGCTCTGCCATCCAGTGTTAACTTGTCTTCACCCCAGCAGTTTGCTGTGTGAACACCAAGCCAGTAAGCACCTTCTTCTCCTAGGGGTTTCTCATGGTCATACAAGATTAAACCTTTAGCATTATCAGACGACTGTTCGTGTAGATATGAAGACCCGGGGTATATACGGCCTCTGAAGTCACAATTGTACCTGTGATAAAATTTCTTATCTAGGAAGCCCTCTGCAATCGCAAGGATCGCATCTGCCTCCAAGTACATACCCTCTCTACTTGGTTTTCTTTCCTCCTTCTGATGTTTAAACGGCGAATCCTTATCCACAACAAACTCACGAGAGAACACGGTTTCCCTATCTTGTTGTTTTAAAAGGGTTTTATACACAGAGAATACTTTATGATTTATAACGTAACCTGTGTTTTGAAGCTTGTTCAAAGCATTAAGCACTATTGGACAGTTGTCCTTAGTGATTTGCTCTAGGGCTTTTGAGTTACCTCTACGGATTAATGTATGCCCGTCTACATGATAGCCTGATTCCCAGTCAGGTGCGGCGGTAGACCTAGGACTCTCTTCTAACGAAGCCACATCTAACTCAGCCCATAACTCTTCAAACAAAGTCTCATCTAGCATATCAAGGTGGTAGGTAGCATTCTTAGTTCTGCTAGTGTCCTTTCCGCGTTGATGCATTTTCTCTATGCCTAATAATTTAAATTTGGCTTGAGGCTTGTCTTTATTACAATAAGCTTCTAGTATCTTTAAACCAAAATACAAAGAGATCCTAGTTTCATTTTTATCATCTTCTTTTACTCCAATGTTTCTTCTAACTTTATTACCAAGCTTTATTGCGGTTTCAGTTAGCATGGATCTACTTCTTAACGCCATTAACACTGAGCCAAGAGTCATTTCAACAATCTCAATTACAGTTTCATCCCAGTCCATCCCTTTCTCTTCAAGGTATTCTGGAAACCACTTATTGTTATTTCTCCCGTCCTTAGTGTCTATCAGGCGTTCTGCCATGCTGTCTATAAGGCGTTGTTTCGGCATTTACTGCTCCTAGTTGGTTTAACAAAAAAAAAAAACGTCTAGCCCCCTGTCCTTACAGGTTTTATACAAAACACTAACAGCCCGAGGGCCATCAATGTGTTGTATAAAACCTGTAAGGACAGGGGGCTAGACGCTTGCGCGTGGGTGTTTCTTAAACTCAAAGATAATACTATTACCAATCATCGCCATACGAACTACTACTGTTACCCTGGATCATCTTGCGCTCAAGGATGGTCAGTTCGATCTGTGCCTTTCGTAGCTCAATGGCTTCCATCGCAAGCGAGTTATCGTACATCTGAACACAGTTAACGCTTCGACTATTATCGCGACCTAGCTCGATTTTGTAAGCCATGCGCATGCTACCAGTTTGCGTAAAGGGATCAACTTGTGTGCTGAACTCCAAAGATTTACCTGAGGATTTGTCTGAGCTACAGCTGTTACCAAATGCGTTCTGGATTTGAACTCGCTCTTCAGCTTGCGCTATTGACGATAAGCCTAGAACAAATAGTGCTACGAATGTCAGTTTGTTTTTCATCTCGTCCTACTCCTTTTAACCGTGAACATACCAAAAGCTTCTTCTGCTCTGTAGCCTTGAATTCTATTACAACATGTCTTTCTGAATTTGGAAGCAATTTATAGATCTTTTTTATCGTTCTCCAATCGTTCGACTTAGTCCGATCTTTTTCCCAAACAAATATCTCAAACACTGCTGGGAAAGGGTAGTCGTTTCTGATCGTGTAAGCTTCCTCGTGATATTTGCCAATCGCTTGTACTACCTGGCTTGAAGGAGACATGGAGTGCCCTAGCGTGAAGCTAGAGCAGACCATGGCCATTGCGATTAAAATGATTTTCATTGTATGCACTCGACATCATGTTGGATTAAGTACTCTACTTCTTCTTTTACCGCAGTCGCATCGACTTCAGCGTAACCGCCAAGTTCAAACTTAGTGTTGAATTCGTCAGTCGTGTTAAAGACACCGGATTTCGCTTCAGTTTCAGTGCTCCAGACGATGCCGCCAATGTCGATGACTGATATAGAGAAGTCGTCTGTAGTCTTACTTGCAACGCCTACAATATTATCAGCGTTATCTACGGTGGCATTTTTTGCTTGTTTATAATTATACTTGATCTGCGAGGCGACTGTCTTACCAGTTTTGCTGTCTACTAAGGTGCCTACAGGTGTAACCGCGATAACTTTCTGGCCTTTAGCTTCGATATCAATTGTACCAACCTTTGTAACGATCCAGGTGCCTTTGCCGTCGTAGGCCATAACCGCGGGGGTTACGTTGGTAAACAAACAGCGGTCTTCAGTTACGAACGTTCCCTTTGAACCGATTTTAGTAGCACTGTCTGGATTAGGTAAAATTGCTGATTGAGCTCCAAAAGATGCCAGGGCTAATACTGCTGCGAGTGTTTTCATTTTAAAGTTATTCATATTATTTTCCTTTAGGATTTTAGTTTGGTTTTTCATAAGGTTTAAAACATTGATTAGTATGACTTTTAATTCTTCCATATTAGATACGTACTTTTTCTCACTTTTTTGGTTTATTTTTAACTATTTTTCGAGCATTAAAAATAAGCGATTTTTGCTCTTTTGTCAAAGAAGCCCATTGGTCTGGGGTGAATATTAGATTAGCTTTCTGTCTTAAAGACAAAGATTTAATATCCATCACTTATTTCCTTTTATGTTATTCATAATAGTTTTACGCTTTTCTTCACTGTACTTAGACCACATCTTAATATCTTTTAAAGTTCTTTTACAACCTGTACAGGCGTCTCTGTAAATTCTACAGGCACTTATACAGGGAGAGCTTGCTGGTTTGTCCATAAGAAAATCCTCCTTTATTTGTATGAAGCACAAGAGTCTGTCTTGTTAATAAAGTCTGCACCCTTCTGTGAAGAAGACAACCGATCTACACAATTGTCATATGTGCCACTTGCCAGTTTAAATGAACCTGATTGTGCTAAAGCTCCAATTATAAAAATAGCGATAACAGTGTAGATTGAAGCTTTAAGTAGTTTTTTAATAAATTTCATAATAATTACCTTTTTATTTAAGTTAAGAATCTGTCTCATCAGCACATGTAGATTAGTTCATGTGGACGCCCGAAGGCGTTTCGACTTTACTTTCTGTCTACGAAGTATAAGGGTTATTTGTACTCGCTACAATAATCTCTGTTATTAATAAACTCTTTACCTTTTTCTTCATCAGACAAACTAGCTTTACACCTCTCATACATAGTAAGACTGCTGGTTTTATTAAGTTGTGATCCATCGCCAGGACCTACTATAGCGCCTAGCACTATAAGGGCTACAAAAATAGCAGTTAAAACTTTAAGTGATTTCTTAATAAATTTCATAATAGTTTCCTTTATTTTAAAAAGTTTGGAGTGGGGGAGAACCTTGTCAATACTTATTTCACTAGCTTATCGATTTTATTTACGTCCAGCACTCTAACAGAAATTGTGGTGGTCTCCAGGTTGCTGCTTCTGAATCTCATATCCCGATCCATGGAGTACTC